TGTAGATGGATTGCCAAGTGGAGATGGTAACATCCATATCAGATACTCTTTCACTACCACCATATACCTTGTGGCAGTACTTTGATGCCTCCCAACCATAGTCTTCAAAGTCCTTATACATCTGCTCTACAAGAGATGTTGTGGGGACTACAAGAAGAATCTTCATTCCCCTTTCCACAAAGTATCTGACAACAGAATAAATCATCAAAGATTTGCCTGATGCAGTTGGGGATAGAAGAAGTTTTCTCTTGTACTTTAAGGCATCATAGACCCCTTGAATTTGATAGTCCCTGGGTTCATGTGCACAGATGCTTTTCATGTAGTCTCTGACACCTTCTAAGGATATCCCATCATCCATTTCACCAGGGAGTCCATAGTATTTGTTTTCCAGAAGTTCAAATTTGTAATTATAATTATCACAAAAAGAAATAAGTTTATCCAAAAGACCAGCATATATCTCGCCAGTCTGAACATTAAATAGTCTAATTTTCCCATCCCAATGTTTGCTTCTGTACTGAGGCATAAACTTTGCACCAGGAACATCAAATGTGAATTGATCACTTAACTCATATTTGATATGTGGATCGCATTCAACTTTCAGATAAATCTCATTCTTTTTTGTAATAACTAAGTCAGTCATATTACATACCTGCTTGGAATCTCAAAAACTCTATTGAATTTTTTATTTGATAAGTTCTATTGGAAATCATTTTTATAATTTCCTCAAGATATTTTAGTATTGTATCATAGTAATCAATCTTAAGTAAGACTTTATTTAAGTGTTCATCTGCCTCAAGATGTCTAGTCAAACTTTCTTTGTCTCTAATTTTGTATGGGAAAGGTTCATCTTTATAAATTTCTGGATCTGCTTTACCACTATAAAAGTTTGACCTTTCCAGTTTTTTTGTTTTGTAATTAATAGTTGCTTGTTTTCTTAGCAGTGTTACATTGTTGTAAATTTCATAATATTTTGAATGTAGAACTGGGACTCTTAAAGATTCATTGTGAAGATCATCAATGTTAATTTCAGAATCCTCTTTCCACATAATTTGAATTTCATCAAGAGAAATCATAAATCATTTCCTACAGCATCAATAATTTTATAGTAAGTATACTTGAAGTTTACCTCTGCAGTAAAATATCTGATGTCATCATCAGTTGCATCAAACTGTAGAGTTGAGAGATAGGTTGGGAACATTCCATAATAAATGACTTGAGCACTGATATTGTAATTGCTATTCAATATCTGTAGAGTTCCATCAGACTCCTCATAGAAGAATCTAGAATTGTTGACCCCTGGAATATTGTCTAAATTTTCTGCTGTTCTTAGATCATCATATTGTTCTAAACTGTATGGGAACCCAAGTCCTCTCATCCAGTTCTGGATTTCCATATAATTGTTGAGGTCTTCATCTACTAAGAATCTTATTCTGAAGTCCTCAAAATTCATTTTGTCACCAGGGACATCAATGTTCTTTCCATATCTTGTTTGGATTGCTGACCCAAGACTAATGGAAGGAATATTGGCAGAATTACAAAAGAAATCTACCTTTGGTGCTTTCTGTAATTTAAATTTAAATCCAACTGGAGATAGAAAATTCCTATTTCCTGGTTGATTTGCCCAAGGGGATGTTGCCATTTTTTGAACTATTTATGGGCATAAAAAAAGGACCCCCTGAGGGGTCCCTTGAAAAGTGTGACAGAATCACATGAGGTTCTGAACAGCAACTCTTCTGTAGTATCTGTTGGTGCTTGCAGCAATTGCTCCAAGACCTTGACCAGTGCCAGTAGCAAATGGGTTTGCAACCATGCCATATCTGGTCTTAAAGCCAATCTTAGGCTGGAAGGTGTCCTGACCAACAGCACGAACCATTTGGAGAGGAACGTATGGGCAGTAGAACAGACCAGCATCATAAGGATTGGAACCCTTATAACCAACAACATAGTATTGGTTAGCAGCAAGGTTTGCAGAATATGGGTCAATGTATACTCTGAACTTACCATTGAGAACACCAGCAAAGGTATTGCCAGTATCATCAACATTCAGGTTTGCATTGAGTGCAGGGGTGTAATCCAGGAGACCTGCCATGGTGAGTGCAGAAGCAACATCAGCAGAGCAAAGGATCACATTGCCCTTCCCTCTACGAGTTCTCTGTGCAATAGCATTGGCATCTCTTTCCAGTTGGAAGAGCAGACCCTTGAACTTCTCAACAGACCATCTACCATTGGAGTCTACATCCAGGTCAAAGAAACCTGCATTAGCAACATTGGTTTGAGCACCTGGCTCAGCAACCTTGTAGATAGTTCTGATGATCTCTCTGTTGATCTCAGCAAGGATTTCAGTAGAGAGGATGTTGGCAAGTTCTGCCTCAGCATCAAGACCATGGATTGCCTTGAGGTCTTGTGCCAGTTCCAGGGTGTACTCTGCCTTGAGTGCTCTAGTCTTAGCAGTGACTGAGAGCTTCTCAATGCTGAAGCCCATCTGGTTGAAGGCATTATCAGCAGCATCGCCCAGTGCTTCAGCAGCAGAAGTGCCAAAACCTTGACCAACCTTGTACTCATTGCCCAGTGCACCTGAAGCATTGAGGTCAGCAGGGTTTGAACCAGCAGCATTGCCACCTAGTGCGAAACCAGTAGTACCAAAACCAACAGGTACGCCACCATCAGTACCACCAGTGTAGTCACCTTGATCAAGGTTTGCACTGTTGTTCTGAGCTGAGAATGCAGTATCAGGCTCGTTGAAGAGTGCTTCCTCTCCACTCTGACCTTCATATCTGGTTCTCATTGCAAAGATCAGTCCAGTAGGACCATTCATTGGCTGAACACCAGCCAGATCATATGCAACAAGGTTAGGCATTGAACGTCTGATCAATGAGATCAGAACTGGATCAAAACCTGCAACAGGACCAGCAGCTGCAGCAGAACCTGAGAAACCAGGGTTAGATGCGGACTGGGTGTTGATGTTAGGAGCTGCTTCAGAAATGAAGGCTCTCTCTTCTCTTAAAAATCTTTCTTGGTTTTCTAGCAGTTGAGCGGTTACGGCTCTCTTATAGGGATCTTTGATGTTATCAAGACCCTCTGCTTCTAAGAGAGGCTTCCACTTTGACTGCAACTGTTCATTAAGGAACATTTGCTTTTTCTCCTTGTTTTAGTCTTGTTAAAGTGTTTTTAACTACAAATATTTAGTATAACCTAGATTTCACTTAAATTTGGAAAGTGCTCTCAGGTAAGCATTCATTGAAGGAGAGAACTCCTCAACGTTTTCTTGGATGAGCATTTCTTCTTTTTGTGCGGCATTAGAATTTCTTGGGAAATATGATTCCTTCAGAGTTTCTAACTTACCACGATAGTCTGACTCACTTTCAAACTCAACACCTTCAGCAAGACTTGCAAGTTTTTCCTTCTGAGTTAAAGCTAACCCTTCAGTTACTTCATTAAAAATGGTATCACTTACAGCTTCGCTAAGTCTATGGTTTAGTTGAACATTTCTTTCGATCTGCTCATTGAGTTTTGACTCCATTTCATCTAGTCTTTCGACCATTCCTTCAAGTACATCATATTTCTCTTCAGGGATAGTTACATAATGTTCTTCAAAAAGACCCTTCAATCCAGTCATGAAGGATTCTGATAATTCTGACTTGATTCCATTTTCAATTTGAAGAGCATTCTCTTCAACCCATTCTGTGGAAACATACTCAAGGTAGGAATCAACTCTTTGAGTAAGTTCTTCTCTGATTGTGGTAACTTCTTCTACAAGATCTTTCTTGTACTGCTCTTGCATTGCTTCTACAGCAGAGACAAGCTTTGCCTTGACTACTGCTTCAAAGATGGTCTTTGCTTTTGCAGTGAACTCTTCAGACAGTTGCTCTCCCTCAGAGAGTGCATTGATGTCATCAGAGTAATCAACTTCAGTATTGATGATTTGATCCAGTTTCTCTTCTAGAGAAATGGTCTCTTCTTCTGCAACAACTTCCTCTTCTGCTTCAGTCTCTGATTCTACAACCAGATCCTCTTCCTTTGCCTCAGTCTCTTCATAAGACATTGCTGCCTTATTTGCTTTTGGCATTGGATCAGCAGCCTTGGAACCTTTGGTTACAACATCACTAACCTTTTTAATAGTTTTAGTAGGTGTTGCAATCTTGTTGCTGTCATCTGTTGGCTTTGAGTTCTGGGGGGTAGGACCACCTAGATCTTCAATAGTGCCAGCATCAGGAACATAGTTTGGAGCCTTTTGCATAGGATCCGCACTCTTTGCTCCTCTAGTTACTGCATTTTCCATTTCTTGTAAATCGTTACCGACGCTCATTTTTATGCTCCGAATAAAAATATTCTTAATTTATTCTATATTTATTTATAAATTACAGATTTAACAAATACTCACCAAATAGTCTGAGTTTTGCTTTGTCATCTAGTTTTTTCTGTTCAGAAAGTTTTTCAACCTTCTTAAGAGTAGCATGTGCGTTCATCTCTTTGAGAATTCCGCCATCCCATACCCACTCTTTACCTTCCATGATTCCTTCAACAAAAGCATCAGGTGCAGATGGGTCAGCAACGATATCTGCTGCAGTAGCAAGCATGAAGTCGTCACCAATGTATTTAACGCCATTTTTCTCAACAAGTGATCCAACACCTCTTGAGGAAACACCAAGTTTTACTCCTTCACCAAGAAGTGACTTGGCAATGTTGCCCATTGGAGTGTCAAGAAGTTTTGCTTTACCAACAAAATTATTTCCTTCTTGAGTCAAACTGGTAATCATGTGAGATACTCTATCCAGATTTACAGTTGGACCATCTGGATGTCCAAGTTCCCCAAGTGCTCTACCTTGCTTGATAAAACTTTCATGATACTTTGCAACTTCTCTTGAGAGAACATCAATAGGATAGTTTCTCCCATTTCTGTTTGTTACTTCAGCTTGAAGAAAAGGACCCTGAATATACAGAGTCTTTTTGCCATTGGATTCTTCAGTAATAATTTCTACTGATTCGATTTCTTCCGTGATTAGTTTCATGGTTGTTTAGGGGTCTGTTACTTCTGAGATGTATACACCTGTTGCAGTTCCACCAAGTCCAAGGGCAGCAACCTTAACACTTCTTGCAGCATATGCACCAACTACACTAGTAATTGG